CCATCACTTGGGTGTGTGTAATTATTATATGGGCCGCCGTGTGCTGATGTATCTGCATTATGGTCAAATGCCCAGTTACTCGATATTGGCGCATTGGTTACTCCGTTAACCGGAACATTGTCAATGCTCGATATTGCCGATATGTCTGCTTCTGTTAAGGTATTGTTAACCCATGCTGACCCGTTCCATTTAAGTAATTCGCCACTTGTGTTTGATGTGACTGTTACATCGTCTATATCAGCCAGATCTAAAACAACAATACCTGTAAATCCGTTAACACTAAGTACAGCATTGGTGTTATCAAGTTTTTCCCATGTGCTTCCGTTAAACACAACCCAGTCACTCACGGCCCAATCTGTTATGCCGTCTAGGTTTGTAGAACCTGCTACTGCTACAACATAATAATGGCCCTGGGTACCTGTACTACTTACAAGGGTCGGTGAGTTAGTACTTGCATTCCATGTACCCTGATAACTCATTCCGCCTATAACTGCACTCGGTAATTCACTTGTCGGTACCTTGCCCGATCCGTCTAGTGATGCATACCCATTTGCAGAGCTTTTCTCAGATTCGAGTTGATATATTGTGTGAGGATCAGTTCCGTTTTTGTGATCGAATGCCCAATTGGAACTAATGGGTGCCGTAGTAACGCCATCGACAGGAACATCGTCTACGTCTGCTTCTACTAAAATATCAGTCGGCACATTAGACAGATAAGTCCAATCTATTTTATTGTCTTTGATTAGTACACCGTCTATTGTCACACCGGCTGCGGAAGTATATTCGTCGATGGTGTCGACATCAATACTTCCAAGAACCTGAACATTATTGTTGAATGTTATAAATCCAACGTTATCGAATGTCCAGGCGCCTTCGACAGTTTCGTTGTCGCCGAGTTTTGCAAACAGGTCTTGGGCCGCGCCGCCGAGAGTTGCGGCGTCGAGTCCATCCCAAACTGCTGTGGAACCCCTGAATTTAATTGTATTGTTATCGGGATCTAAATAAACGTCATCTTCGACATATGACCCTGCTGAAAGTCCAGTTCCCTGGACTATTGTGGTGCCCTTCTTACCTATGGTGAAGCTAGGATACGAGGTACCCTTTGCATTGATGGTGATCGCCATGCGATTTTACTCCTATGTTAGACAATGTTGTCTATCTGCAGTTTCCTACAGTTCATATACAATGTATTTATCTAGATAAATAGTACAAAGGAGAAAACGATAATGCCAAGAATTTCAATGTGGAAACCGAACAAAACATTCGATTTTGAGTATGCAGATCGTATGTCTGCTGAGAATTTACATATCGGTGGCAGCGGTTTACTCATACACAAGTACGAAGGTCCACCAGGTGGTGACGGAATAACTGACATTAGTGATTTTCTATTCCTCGAAATAAAAGACAGACAATACAGCGATACAGTTTATGAGATGCGTGGGCATTACACACCAGAAGATGTAGATTACGACTTATCGCAGTTTGGTATATTTTTATCAAGTGACATGATGCGTATTGTATTCCACTACAACGAAATGATTAATATATTGGGGCGCAAACTAATATCCGGTGATGTAATCGAAGTAACAGCGGAGAGGGACACCACAATAGAAGGCATTGCTATTAATGAATACTTTGTTATTCAAGATGCATTATATGCTGCGCCAGGGCACAGCATGACATGGCGCCCGCATCTGTGGAAGGTGCGAGCAAAACAAATGCCTGCAAGCGCAGAATACCAAGATGTTCTTGATAAAATTGCCACAGGAGACACTATAGGCGGCGAAGGTAACGGCACTGGATTAATGCCGCCGGGTTGGGCAGATTTAGTAGGACCAGACGGAACGCCTGGGCCAGGATGTGATCCTGCTATTATGAATGCTGTAAATTCATATTGCAAAATGTTAGGAGTTACAGATGGAATTGTCGCTGAAGCAGAGGACAATGTATTCTATGATCCTAAATACTTTACAGTGGCTCATCTGTGGATACACATAGATGAGGCAACGGGGTATCCACTTATGTCATACTGGGCTGGCGGTGACGGCAAACCACCCAACGGTGCTCCGTTAAAGGGTATTGGCACATCATTCCCAGATGACATGGTAGATGGTGAATACTTTTTACGAGTAGATTACACACCTGATAGATTATTCCAAAAACAAGGATCATGCTATAAACGTATAGAAGATGATTTGCGTAAAATATGGACTGCAACAAATAGACGCCTCGATACGTTCATTGATAATATAAATATATCTGCAACAGATGACGGTGAGACATTCCGTGAAAAGCAAAGTATATCAAAGGTCGTATCTGCTAAAAAAGATGCGAATTCTGCACACAAGATTAAAACAAAAATCGACCAGGCAGAACATGAACGTATTGCTAAAAAATTGGATGGAGCAGAATGAAAACATACGGAGAATATCGTAAGCAAATAGACAGGGTAATGGGCATAGAAAAAGATGCCAGTGCGTACATAGGTGAGACTGAAAAAAATCTAGTAGCAGAGGTTGCAGAGCTTAAGAAAAAATTACGCAAAGAACAAATGTCTGGACGGCAGTATAAAAACATGTATAACGCAGAAATCGAAGGTAAAGAGAAATCGAAGGTGGATATGTAATGGATTTTTTCTATGACGGTCAGACAAGACGTTACCTTTTACAGTTTATACGAGCATTTAGCGACTACAAAATTGAAACTGGGCCAGATGAAAATGGCACAAAGGTACAAACACGGGTTCCTATTGTGTATGGTGATATGTCGTGGATGGTTGCACAGATATTAAAGGGACAGAGTGAGAATACACTAATGCCTGCACCGATGATGTCGGCGTGGATTAGTAGCATCGACATGGCGCCAGAGCGCAGACAAGATCCGACGTTTGAAAGTAAAGTAAATGCAATTGAGAGACATTTCGAGAATGGTGAGTATACTGAAAAAATCGGAAACAGATATACAATAGAACGCTATATGCCCGTACCGTACAACATGGTCATGCAGTTAGATATCTGGACAACAAATACAACCACCAAGTTACAATTAACAGAACAAATAGATGCAATTTTTAATCCAGCTGTGCAATTACAACAAAACGACAATAAGTTTGACTGGACGTCCATCTTCGAAATAGAAATGATACAGAAACAATGGACAAACAGAACTATTCCGCAGGGTAGCGAAATGGAACGAGATGTCACCTCATACCAATTCATGGTTCCTATATGGATTAACCCTCCTGCTAAGGTCAGGCGTATTAAAATCATTGAACAAATTGTTACAAACATTCATGAGATGTCTGTGATACCAGATGATGCAATTGAGACTGGTTTAGATTGTATTGGAAATCAAATTGATCAAATTATTGTTACGCCAGGAGATCACCGTATAGGTGTTGGCATAGACGGACTTGCAAATAATGGAATTATTCTCTTAAATAAATATGGCTTAGCAGATCCGACATTATCATGGAAAACATTATTTGACGTATACGGCAACATAGAGGACTACGAAACCATACTACGTTTAAAACTAGATCAAGACATAGAGGTAGATGATTTTGACATATTAGGAACTGTTACACTTGATCCTAACAAGGCAAACATATTAACGTTTACAGTAGACATTGATACTTTACCGAATACCACAGTAGGAGGACCAGTTGATAATATAATAGATCCTCACAAAGATTTGCCAGGTAGCACATTGCCTGCTGCTGTTGCAGGACAAAGGTATTTACTAATTAGTGATTACACAGATGGTGAAGAACCAGCTGTGCCATTTGCACCGTTAGGGCCATGGGGTTCATTAATTGCAAACGAAAATGACATAATCGAATATAACGGAGTCGACTGGATTGTCACATTTGACAGTTTAAACGAAGATGCTAATCAGTATGTTATAAATTTAAACACAATGAACCATTACAGGTTCACAGGAGAGGACTGGATATTTACATACCTGGGAGAATATTTCCCAGGTTACTGGAGAATGGAGAATTTAAATGCCGATGGAGAATGGTCAGAAGGTGGGGGTGGGAACCCTTTTCCTGTGTGCCCAGACTGCTAGATGAATTATAGGCATCATTACAATAGATTAATGTTACGAGGGCAAGGACGTTTACTTGAATGCTACAGCGAGAAACATCATATCGTACCTAAGTGTATGGGTGGTGACGATAAATCTATAAATTTAGTACGATTAACGCCAGAAGAACATTATATAGCACACCAATTACTTGTAAAAATGTATCCAGGTAACCTCAAATTAATATTTGCAGCGCATCGAATGACTTCGGGGCCAAACGAAAAAAGAAATAATAATAAATTATACGGGTGGTTACGAAGAAAACACTCTAAAGCAGTGTCTGAAACATTAACCGGTAGAAAGAGAAAGCCACACACCAAAGAAACAAAACTAAAAATATCTAAAGCAAAAATACAATTTTACAAAGACAACCCCGGCAAGACATCTAAGGGTTGTAAATTGCTGCCGTTAACCGCCGAACATAAAAAGAAAATTTCTCTCATACATAAAGGAAGAAAGCACAGTGCAGAACACATAAGAAATAATTCCGAAGCACACAAAGGTCAAATACCATGGAGCAAAGGAAAAAAACTTCCGCCACTTAGTGACAAAACTAAAAACAAAATTTCAAAATCATTGTTAGGTGGGAAGGCTAGTGCTGAAACAAAACTAAAAATGTCCAAAATCCGAAAAGGGGTACCTTGGTCAAAAGCAAGGAGGGACGCATTTAACCAAGGGAAAACAGAAACGTAATGGACACCGCACATCAAAAGATTGCTTGTGGAGCTTTATTTATTTCAGCAACTAGTGGACTAGCATTGCTTAACATACGGGCGCCATACAAGACACACAGCTTCTCGTGGTCATTGTGGGGTGGCATGATGGAGGGCGATGAGACACCCAAAGAAACATTACTTAGAGAACTCGATGAGGAAATGGGTTTTGTTCCAGATATTGAAAAATTTTATCCGTTTGATATCTATGAATCTAGAGACAAACATTTTAGATATTACACTTTCATTTGTATAGTAGAACAAGACTTTATTCCGAAACTAAATAAAGAAGCAATGGGGTATGCCTGGTTCGATTTCAATAGAGGGTGGCCAAAGCCAATGCACCAGGGTGCAAAAAATAGTCTGTGCAAACCCAGGGCCTTAGAAAAACTAAACATGATATTAGAGCAGCATAAAGTGTAAATATTTAACAGATAAATATTTGTATGTTAAAATATAATCAACAGCCTAGACATTACGAAATAGATAGACAATACAAATTCTTAATTAATTCATTTCGTACTAATACATTTATATTTAAATACCCATATACTCTGACTAATTACAGACGAGGAATAAACCCGGTGTGTGCATTATATGAAGAATTACAGGCATCGTTACTTAGATATAATAGAACAAAATTTGATGTGTGGTTGATTGAAAAATGTAAAGAACTAAAGTCCGATATTGTAACTGCACTGGAACACGATTGTATTAGAATAAAATTATTTATGTTGAGATATGAATTTAGCAAACCCTTAGAGAGTTTGCTAAACAAGTTTGTATCGTACTTAACCTTTTTTAAATTCTTTTAAGCATGACCAGTTGTGTAACTACCATACCATGTTGTTCCTTGGTCTGGTGTCTGTAACGTAATAATATCCACATTCGATGTCAGTGTAGGCGCCGTTCCACTTTGCCATAATGTGGTTGGGAATGTTCCTACTGCATCTGTTATAAGCAAAGTACATGTATACAATCCTACTGGAATATTATTAAACACAAATGTTCCGCCAGCGCCATTAAACACATTATCTGTGCTTGCATCAATTGTTACTGTTGTTTCTATTGTGAACGATTGACCACCTGATCCAACTGCTTGCAATGCGTCGGTTATGCCATATCCTGCAAGGGTAGTTGGTGTGTTGGAAATATACGACCAATCTACTTTATTATCCTTAAGAAGAACTCCGTCGATTGTGACTCCAGCAGTTGCAGTAATTTCGTCTATAATATCTATTAATAGTCCTGTGGTTCCTAACCTCATTGTCGGTAATGCGCTGACACTCCATTCGTGGAAGTCTACATCAGTGCCGGAACGATATATACCGTACGCGTCTGTTTGACTTCCGCCAGTATCATCGACGGCAGCGATTCCAAATACTCCATTTCCTTGTACTAGGCGCCATTTCTTTTCGTCTACTGGTGCTCCTGTGTGCTCAATTTCAATATGCACACCAGATGGAGATGAAGAAGATATTTCCACATTGCCATCTTTCAATAAGACACCATCTATTGTAACACCCGATGTTGCCGTAAACTCGTTAATAACATCTATCGTCATACCAGATAGTATATCAAATCCCACAAATATCGATCCGGATTCTGCTAAAGCAAGGGGACCACTGCTATCAATAAATCCGCCGCCGTCTGTTTGATGAAGTCCTACAAAACTTGCCCCTACTGTGGCGCGTACCTGAGATACACTACCCACATTACCCGTGGTATTCATATCTAATAGATTAGTTGTGTTGTCATATCCTGTTGCAGTAAAATTGCCTGCTGTGAACAGTACAAGGGGGTCTTCTGCCCATGCGGCACCATTGTATGTTATAAACGCACCAATGGTGGTGCCTGCAGGAAGGTGTGCCGAAGTATTTGCTGCGTGGTCAAATGCCCAGTTGGAACTAATAGGTGCTGTAGTAGCGGCATCAACGGGCGTGTCGTCTACATCGGCTTCTTTTAGTATCGTAGCATCGGTTGCTTCATATGCCGATCCCGCTAATGTTATAGCTGTGGCACCATTCCAAATAACAGACCCGTCAAGTTGAAATTGGTTAACCGGTATATTAGCTAAAGCAGTTGCGGTGCCCAGTGTTGCGGTGCCTAATATAGTAGCTGTGCCGGCGTTAGTAATTGATATTAGCGGCTGGGCAGCGGGCGTGGATACACCGGTGATGCTGCCAGAGACAAGCAATGAGCCGCTGGACACACTAAGCACGGGGCTAGTCAACGTAGTTATAGCAGTGCCGTCTAACACAACTGACCCCAATAAGTCGACAGCTGAGTAAATATAAGACGGTGCTGTCGTCGGCTTAATTGTTAGCACCGAGCCGCTCCCGATATCGTTTATGCTAGAAGTATCGAATATATGCAATTGTTTGACTGTTATGGACGGGTAATACTGGAAAAACGATCTAGACTGAATCATAAGAGAAAGTGCCGAAGCGTCGATGTCGTTTGCGTTCCATCCTAGTATCATTTTAGAAGATGTTATGTCAATCCACCCGCTTAGTGCAAGGCTGTCCATTCTTATGTTAGAACATTCAGTAAATGTAAAAGTATCAGTGCCTGTGCCCACAGTACATACGCCGGAGCCATTGCCTTTGATTGCTAGCTGACAATCGAATTGTTCTAATCGTAAATATCCATTAGTATTAGCTGACCATGTGTGTGTACCGTCCTGAAGATGTAGTGTTACTCGAGGGCCGCGTTTGTCGCCGTATAGTGAGTCGGCTTGGCCAGATCCCTGGTTTCTACCCTGTATGTATGTGACTGCCTCTACGATGGAATCAAAGTCGTATGTTCCCGGTGTTCCACCGTCTGCGTCTACTGTATAAGTCACATCGGCTCTAAATGGTTCAAGAGGTGTTGATCCTGCTAATGTTATAGCTGTGGCACAATTCCAAATAACAGACCCGTCAAGTTGAAATTGGTTAACCGGTATATTAGCTAAAGCAGTTGCGGTGCCCAGTGTTGCGGTGCCTAATATAGTAGCT